GAAGTCATTGACTTGCCCAAGGCTACTGCTGAGGAGCTGATAGCACGAGGAGACTGCGAGCCTATAAGGGCTGAAAGGAAAGGTGGCAGGAAATGAGCTATCGCAAAACTGTGATGAAGGAGTTCACGCTTCCGAACGGACAGCGCTTTCTTATACGAAAAATCAACCCTCTACGAATCAAAGAGCTGGCTGAGGTTAATGATCCCAGCGACCTGGAAGTTGCTGAGCGAGCGATAAACGCGGCTATTATGGCTGGAGTGGTTGAGCCTAAGCTTCGCCTAGAAGGCTTAGATATCTACATCGAAAACGAGGAGGAGCCGCTCACTTACGATGACAAAATGACCCTGATGACAGCCATCAATGTTTGGTCTGGGCTAACCCAGGAGGCGATGCGGCAGCGCGAAAAATTTTGTCAAGAGCGACTTGGCATTTGTGCTACATCTGCTCGCGAAACACTACCACACGCTTCCAAGCCAGCTACTGAAACTTGACTACGATGATCTCATGCTTAATATGGAGATTTTGGCGGAGGGACTGCACAGAGAGGCTCAGCGTTATCAGCCGGCTGATAACATTGCCAGAAGCCTTCAAGAAGAAATTGACCGGAAAAGGCGGGCCATGTCGGCTAAGTGGAGTAGGTATGTCGCATGAGTTGGGGAACATACAACATCAACGTGCTGGTTCAGGCCACTGACAAGGCCAGTAGAGTAGTGAGGGACATCGCAGACAACGTTCAAAACTCGACAAGCCGTATGAGAAGGGCTTTCGACGAACTTAAAGATGTTGGCAAAATTGCTGCAGGCATGCTTTTACGGGACATGGCTCAAGGAGCAGCTCGTGTGTACGGAGAGGCTCTTCAGCTCGGTGGACAAATCGACACGTTAAAGGCGAGCTTTGAAAGGCTTGTGGCGGCAAGCGGTGACTCTACGTTAACCCTTGAAAAACTTCGGAAGGCAACAAAGGGTACGGTAAGCGATGTTGATCTTCTTCGTGCTGCTAACATGGCTTTACTGTTGGGTATAGGCGAAACAGGTGCTGATCTTTCAGAGCTTTTTGAGGTAGCTATGAAGCTTGGCCACGCTATGGGTATTGACACAACAAAGGCGGTTGAAAGCCTAACTATTGGTCTCGGTAGGCAGTCAAAGCTTGTTTTGGACAACCTTGGCATAACTTTCCAGGCTTCAGAAGCTTATGAGTGGTTTGCCCAGCAAATCGGTGTCTCAGCAGACCAGCTAACGGAGAACGAGAAGAAACTGGCTTGGCAAAGATTTGCGATAATGAAAATAATCGAGAAGGCTGAAGAACTCGGCGATGTTACCAGCGACGCTCAACTTGCCAACGAACGTTTCGCAGCCCAAATGGAAAACGCCAAGGCAAGTATTGGTCGTTTTTTGGGTCCTTTAGGCGAAATTGGTCCAACACTTCAACTTGCCATGCCGTTTTTCGGTACCATGGCTGGTGTTGCAGTTCCCAAACTTATTGGTAGTTTAGCTGGTATCTTAGGTGCAATGGGTCCCGCAGGATGGATTACTCTGGGTGTCATCGCTGGCGGGGCACTACTTTATACGGCTTGGACCCAGAACTGGGGAGGAATCCGTGACAAAGTGCTTGGAGCAGTAGATGCGCTCAAAAATGGCATTGGAAATTTCATAAATTGGGTTACAGAAAGTTGGAATAACTTTTGGACAGGTCTTCAAAACTTCATTAACGATCCGATCGGAACAATTCAGAATGCTGTTACAGGCTTAAGAGACAATATGAAAGCGCGTTTTCAGGAAGTCTACGAGAAAACGGGCAACCAATGGAAAGCGACTTGGGAAGCTTTGAAAACCATTCCTGTTGTCGGTCAGATCTTAGGGGCTGTTGAGGGCTTAGCTAACAGCGTTTTTGGATTGTTCGGTTTAAGCATGAATGACGTCTTCAACACTTGGCAGAACATCTGGAACGGCATCCAAAACTTCATCCGCGACCCCATTGGCTCCATCAAGTCAGCGGTTCAAGGCTTAATTAACAACATGGCTAACCGCTTCCAAGAGGTCTACGAGAAAACTGGCGATAAGTGGAAAGCCACCTGGGAAGCCCTGAAAACCATTCCAGGCTTAGGGTTAATTCTGCAGGCTGTTGAAGACATCTGGAATGGCATTAACAATATTATGGGCGGTTGGCCTGCAAAAGCGCTGGAATGGGGCAAAAACCTGATTCAAAGCTTCATAGACGGCATAAAAAACATGGTCTCTGCAGTGACAGATGCTGTTTCCGGTGTTGCAGATGCTATCAAGAACTTTCTGGGTTTAGGCTCGCCGGCAAAGATGGGCCCGTTGAACGAGCTCGACAAGTGGGGTCCGGCGCTGGTTAAAACCTACGCTGAAGGCATAAGACACACGGTTCCAGAGCTTAGACGGGCTGTGGAACATGCTGCTAAGCAAGTGAGCTTTGCAGCTTCTCCGGAGTTTACACCTGTCGTTGGGAAAATCGAAAAGTATCAAGCTGGTGTGGGCTTAGCCGCTTCGCCGACAAAAATTATCCAAGTTACAGGTCCGCTTGTTGTTATTGAAGGTAATGCCGACGAGGCTACCGCCAGACTTGCCAGCGAGCTTGTGTTAAGGGAGTTGAGTCGAATTGTTGGTGTCTAAGGTAGTCATCAACGACCTCAACGGCGTGGACCGAGAGATCAAGCCTTTACTCTGCGATATTGACTTGCGTCATCAAGCAGCCGATTACTTCACCCTGTGGGTTAAGGACCCAGACGGCACAATAAAAGAGTGGCTTAAGAAAGGATGCAAAGCCAAATTTTATATTGACGACCTGTCGCCTCCCACGACTTTGCGTTTATACGGCATGGTTGAGCAGGTCATTGTTCAACAGCCAGTTCAAAAGTCGCTCTTCCTCAAAGCTGAGGGCCGAGAATACTTTTACGTTAGGTGTCTCCATCGCATTGTCACCGAAACCTACCAAAACATGGAAGTCAGTGAAATCGTCAAGGATTTGATGGCTAACTATTTCCCTGAAGTGGACACAACAAACGTACAAACCACAGACATTGTGGTTGAAGATATCCGTTTTCCTTATCGAATTCTGCTTGAATGTTTAGATGAGCTTGCTTCGCTGGTTGGCTACGCCTACTTCTGCACTCCAGACTTGAAACTCTACTGGTTCCCGGCTGGAAGCAGAGACAGCCTGATAAGTTACGGACCTGAACAGCTCAAAGTGAAACCTGAAACTCTTGAGAGTGTTCTGCCTATACGCAACCGCGTTTATGTAATAGGTGGCACTCATTTCGTGGTGGACCAAAGCCAAGAGCAGACAAACGCTTACGAAACTTTAGAGACTTACTGGTGGGCTCAAAGCTTCATACCTAAAAAGACGGATTTAGCACAGATCAGCCTTTACCTGGCCAAGATAGGCAGTCCAATCAGCGACATCGAGGGCTATGTTTGCAGAGACCAAGATGGATTACCTGCCGGCGAAACGGTCGTTTCCTTTACCATCGATAAAGATTTTGTTTCTGCGAGCCCCACTTGGCGTCCGGTGCAGCTGAGCGCTACGGTTCTGGCTAACACAAAACATTGGATTGTCCTTAAAGCCGTTGGAAGCTCAACCGACACTTTTGCCTGGTATCATGACAATGGCACCGCTGGAGAACACGCTTATCGTCAAGAGGGCACGGGCTGGACCCTTGTGACCAATAGCTTTGAATTTGCCTTTAAGACACAATACAAAGTGCCTGTTTTGGCCAATGCAGCCGACTACGCGAGCAAAGACAAGTATGAATGGCGTGAAACCGTTGTTCGAGACGACAGCATCACAAGCCAAGAAACAGCCCGAAAAATAGCTGAGGGTTTATTGGCTAAACTTACTGCTGAAAGAATCGAGCTCCGTGAAATAACGGTTTTGGATCCTACGGATATTCCGAGACCAGGCGAGCTTGTCACAATTAGTCTGCCAAGGCTTGGCATAAACAACGTAAAATACGAAGTAGACATGGTGACGTTAAAGTTTAAGGGTGGGTTGAAAGGCGCTCATGAAATGGAGCTGCAACTCGGCCAAGAAACAACCAAACTGGCTTACTGGTTAAAACAGCTTAAACTCGAAATTGAAAAGACCAAAATTCGTACTTTCGGCGTTGAGTATGGCTTGTTAAATCTTTATCGAGACCTGGGAGTTGACAGCCTTACGGTTTCTGATACGCTTTCCGCAACTGAACAACTAAGTGGAACTTTCAAGGTGGACGAGGCAAAGGTGGGGTTCAGCGATGTGGGCTGAGTTTAAGGATAAAGTTACGCTGAAAGGTAAGGTGCGGGTGACTGTTCGAGACGCCAAAACAGGTAAGGTTGTGCAAGTAGTTGAGTCTGAAAACGTAGTTGTAGACGTAGGAGAAGAGCTTGTAGCTGCACTCCTAAACGATGAAAATATGGCTGTGCCTAACTTCTGCGCGGTTGGCTCCGGAACCACGGCTCCAGCAGAAACCGACACGGCTTTAGAAGCGGAGATCGGAAGGGTTGAGGTTACTCAACGGTCCAGGACGGGAAGCCAGGTGTTTTACAGCACTTTTTTCGGAAGCGCGGATTGCAACGGAACTTGGAATGAATGCGGTTTGTTTAATGCTCAGAGTGGCGGAACCATGCTTTGCCGAGCCTTGTTTTCAGCCACCATTGAGAAGGACAGCACCAAAACGGTTACGGTTGACTGGACGATTACGGTGGGATAAAATGCGCGTAAAAATTCAAGATTGGCATCAAATAAAGCAACTTGAAACTGAATCCAAGTTTTCTGAAGCGTTAGCCCATGCTCTTGAAATATGCATGTTATGCAGACGCTATTTGCTTCCGGACGGCTGTTACGGTTGTGACCTTAAAACAAAACGTCAACAGCTTAGCGAGGTTGCAACATGAGTTTATGGGAAACGGGAGAAGTAATCGAGAAGGACAAGCTGAACCAGAAAAACATACTTGTAGCTGCAAGTGCTCCAAACGCAGCTAACACATTTGAAGGTATGCACTGGTTTGACACCACAACTAAGCGGCTCAAAGTAGCCTATGAGACCAGCATAACCGGCGAGAACGTAGGCACTGGAGACGGTTCAACAACGACGTTCTATCTCGCTAACACGCCTGTTAAGCCTTTAAGCGAAACCATTTATGCAGATGGGCTGACAGCGACCCGAGACACAGACTACACGATTGACTATGACACAGGAGCTATAACGTTTAGTTCGCCGCCACCAAGTGGAGTCATAATCACAGCCGACTACACCTATTTCAGCTGGAAGTTCGTCACAGCTGAAAACATAACCGAGATACCCACAAGGAATCATGCAGACCTACAAGGCATAGGAGCAAACGACCATCATGCTGCTTTCACGGCCACCGACCATGACGCTCGAGATCATAGTGCTGTTGCAGGAACAATAACTTTGAGTGAATTAGGCTCCAAGGCACATAGCGAACTAACAGGTATAGGAGCAAACGACCATCATGCTTTCCCCATTGCTATGATAGAAGGATTCAAGTATGTTTTAAATGATGGAAATCCCGAGAGGTTCGGAGTTGTAACCGATAAAGGTGGCACACTGGAGTTTGTTACAATCGCTGTAACAATTCCTGCAGGAAAATCAATGAAAATTCATGTTTTCGGCAGCCGAAATTACATATCAGGCGCATATGTACAAATCTATAATTTAGCTACCGCTACAGTTGTTAAAGAAATATCTTCTGACATTTACTATGACAAATATGACCCTCCCTTGTCGATTACCGCTGGAGCCGGAGCTGATGAAAGCATAGTGTTAAGAGGAAGAATAACGGGTGATGGAACTCTCCGATTTTTAATGGGTGCATTTATCGTTTATTCCATTGAATAGGCGATGAAACACGATGAAAAAACGAGTTGTAAAACAGATTGAAAGTTTGCAGCCAGGAGACCTTGTTCGAGTTGAATGGACAGACGCCAGCATTGGCAAAAGCTTAGCCTCTGGACCAGCAGTTGATATACCGGTGAAAAGCTGGGGCATTTACGTCGCCGTGTTAGGTAAAAGAAAACGGCATCTCGTATTGGCGCAGAACCGCTTTGAATATGCCGAAGGCTTTTACGACGTAGATTACACGGCTATTCCGCTTAGTTGGACGTTAAACATTATAGTGTTAAGCAGAGAAGAAGTTAGCCAGGAAGAAGCCAAGCTGCTTTTGAAGTCGTTTCTGGCTGGAAGATGCCGCACCCTAAAAAGGAGAACACACAATGCCCTATAAACGTTGGAAACGAGCCGAAGAAAAACAGTTGATTGAGGAATTTAAGAGAGCTGGCTGCAGTCGAGAAGCCATTCCGAAGCTGGCTAAAAGGTTTAACCGCTCCGAAGAAGCTATTCTGAAGAAGCTTCAGCGGCTCGGGTTAAATGTCGTCGGCGCAAAATTTGAAATGACGACGACAATTGAACAGGTAAAAGATCTTCCCAGCCTCCAAGAAGTTTTAAAGATTGTTGCCGGAGCCTTGAAAAAGGCGACGGAGCCAGGGCTTGGCAAAACAGAACTTCAACGCCTGGACACCATTGCCACCTTGTATAAAGCGTACGTTGACGGCTTAGAGCGTTTTGTGCGTTACCGGGAAATTGAAGCTAAACTTGAGGAGTTGGAGGAGAAATACCGTGAACTGGCAGAGGAAAAAGCCAAAAGCGATGCGTCCAAGCGAAATTCTGCCAAGATGGTTTAGTCTTCAGAAGAGCGAGAAAATCGTTGACCAGGCAGAGGTTGAAAGAGCCCGAAAATTAAGCAAAGACCCTGTGGAGTTTTTCCGCCAAGTTGTGGGATTTGAACCCACAAAATATCAGCTTAAACTTATCAAGCTTTTCCTGAAGTTTCAGTTTGTCGCTTTGAGATGGTGCAGGCAAAGCGGCAAATCATGGATTGTTTCAGCTCTACTTTTATGGTATGCCTTAACTCATCCAGACAGTTACATCGCCGTCGTAGGTCCATCTTGGCGCCAGTCAAAACTGATCATACGAAGGATAACTTATTTTCTTAAGAAAGTTCCGCCTGGCATGTACTTCAAGCCATTACGTACTGTTATCCGGTTTACAAATGGTTCTGTTATTGAGGCATTTCCAAACAATCCAGACACCATACGAGGCCCAACGCTACATGTCGTCTACTGTGACGAGATGAACTTCCTCAGCAACGATGAGGAAATGTACGATGCAATACTTTTTACGCTGAGCACTACCAACGGCAAATTTGTGTGTTCAAGCACGCCCTGGAACCGTGACAGCGTTTTCTACAAGATCTTCCACGAAGAAGGCTTCAAAGACTTCGCTAAGCACCATGTGACCTGGGAACAAGCATTAGAGCCTAAGGGACCATTAAAAAAGAAAATTCTCGAGAAGATCCGTAAGCAGTTTGCGGAGGATCCTTGGCGTTGGAAACGTGAAATGGAAGCCGAATGGGCAGAGGACGAGTCCACCTGGCTGCCTCAAAGCCTAATCACCAAATGCATAGATGGTGACCTAGAGCTCTGGAACTTCGAAAGCCAGCAAAGAGGCAAGTTCTATGCCGGCCTAGACTTGGGCAAGCTTCAAGACTACAGCGTTCTAATTGTGGTTGAAGAGGTTGAAGGCAAATACCTGTTAAGACATTGGAAGGTATTCTCGCTTGGCACCAAGTATGCAACCGTAATAGGCTACGTTAAGACTCTTTGCGACCGCTGGAAATACTTCGAGCGCATAAGAGTGGACGTCACAGGCGTAGGCGAGTACGTAGTCGAAGACATGCAAAACGCAGGCATAGAGGCCGAAATAGAAGGCGTTACGTTTACGCTACCACGCAAGCAGGAAATGGCAAGCCTTCTCAAACAGCGAATGCTTGATGGAGCCTTTCGCTTCCCCTTTGTAGAGCTTAGGCTTTCTCCAACAATGCTACTAAGCTATGTTGCTGAACTAAATGTCGAGAAGTTTGAGCTGAGGAAAGACGGCACAATAGCCTTCAACCATCCCCATGGACAACACGATGACACATTTTGGGCTACCTGTTTAGCCATCTACTGCAGCGTCAAGATGACGCCCGAGCCCTATCTAGAAGTGGTTCCAAGATGACGCGAAGACGAGAATATTTCCGCATATGCAAATACGCCCGCCGCTATGATAGGCGAGAGGGCAAGTTCATCATAGACATCAGCTACGAAACCGCAACAGAAACCACACCAAGAACAATAGCCGTAGCTGAAGCCTTCGGGCTCGGTGTAGATCAACATCAAAAATTCGTGATTTACGATAATGTCAAGCTTAAGATCGGACCAAAAGACATAGTCTATATTACCGGAGACAGCGGAAGCGGGAAAAGCCTACTGCTCAAAGCATTAGAAAACGACATAAAACATGACCTCGGTCAAAGCGTAGTCAACATGGCTGATATTCGGGTTGACCCTAACAAGCCATTGATCGACACGATTGGCAAAACTTTCAGTGAAGGCCTAGAGCTTCTTTCAAGAGTAGGGTTAAACGACGCCTTCTTGTTTGTCAGGCGCTACAGAGAGCTAAGCGACGGTCAAAAATACCGATACCGCGTAGCCAAAATGATAGAGTCAAAGGCACAATGGTGGATCTTCGACGAGTTCTGCTCCCTGCTCGACCGAGACACAGCCAAAATCGTGACCTTCAACGTCCAGAAGCTCGCTCGAAAACTAGGCAAAGCAGTTCTAGCAGCAACCACGCACACAGACCTGTTTGAAGACTTAAAGCCAAGCGTTCACATCCACAAACGGTTCGGAAAAGAACTTGAAGTCAACTACTATCCAAACAAGCTTAACCCTGAATGTAGTCTCGTGAAGGAAATGCAGGTTAAAGAGGGTTCAGTAGCGGACTACAGAAAGCTAAGCGTTTTTCATTATCGCACCTCTCACTGCCCGGCTCCAAGAAAAGTCTTCGTTTTGAAGAGGCGTGATGAGCTTTGCGGAGTTATTGTTTACAGCTGGGCTCCTCCTAACACGTTTGGTCGTAGTAAAGCCTGGAAAGGTAGCTTTCAGCAGATGCAGAAAGAGCTGAGCACGATCACCCGGGTTGTTGTGCATCCAAAATACCGCACGATAGGGTTAGGCATCAAGCTTGTTAAAGAGACCTTGCCTCTGGCTCCAACGCCATGTGTTGAAACCATTGCGGTTATGGCACGCTATAACCCTTTTTTCGAGAAAGCAGGTATGCGCAAGATTATGGAAAGCAAGCCAAACCCAAACGTGCACACAGCGATAGAAAAACTTCGCCGAATAGGTTTTAACCCCGTGATGCTTGGCTCAGTAAGCTACAACATGAAGAAAATTAAAGAAGTTGGTAGGAACAAAATTGAATCCATTTTGATAGAATTTTGCAAGAAGGAAGGATCTTTACGCAAAAGGCTTCTGAGCTTTCATCGAGTCTATCCAAAACAAGCAGAGGCCGAGGCGAAAATTAGAGCTGCTTCAACGGAGCTCCTTGCGAAAATGATTAAACGTCTTAACTTTTTAGCGCAAACAAAGGTTTACCTTTTCTGGGTTACTCGCACTAATAAGTAA